CGACAAGTCGGCGCGCGGGCTGCCGGTGACGCGCGGGATACAGTTCCACCGCTGTCCGGCGATGAGGTGCCGCCGGTATCCGACCGCGTGAGCGATGTCGGCGTCTCGCAGCATTTTCTCCTCGAGTTCGGGCTCGCGGAGCAGCCACAGGCTCGGGTCGTGGACCTGGATGCCGCTGCGGTAGGCCGTCGACAGCGCGCGGACGTAGAGGTTCTGGCTCTGGTTCTGAACTCGTAGCTCGGTCGTCATGCTGTCGCCTTATGGTGCGCGCAGTGTAGCAGATTAGTCCTGCATGGATGCGCTGGTGCGGATAGCCCACTCGATGCCGGTCGTGCCGCCCCATCCCAGCCAAGCGACGTATCCCGCATCCTTCCACGGCTCGTCTTTGTGCTCGGCGCTGACCTCGGCGTTCTTGCGGTGCCTGTTGAAGGCAGCCATGCGCTTGACGGTCTCCGCGCTGATCGGCCTGCCGCTGGCAAGCTGCCGGGCTCGGACCCAGCCCACTCGCGTCATGCCCTGCACTGCGTCGCCGTGTTCCTCCCGCCAGCGCAGAACCTTCTTGGCGTTGCCCTTGGCACCTGCGGGCGGGCGATACGTTTTGGCGAAGTAGATGACCATGTCTGTGGTTGCCTGCTAGCTCATGGCATGAGCCATCGGTCGGTCCGCTCCTGCCGGTCGTCGGGGTGCACGTCGTGCGTGACGTTGCGGCGCTGCGGAATGTTACCAAACGGCTGACGGTTGCCTAGCGGGTGTGCCTCGAGCCACGCCCATGCGCCGCTGGTAGCGTCGACCTCGTCGCACGTCGCGGCGTCAGGGAAGCCTTCAACGATGCTCAGGTAGTCCGCTGTCCACGGGCCTGCGAAGAGCCGGATGCCGTCGGTCTGATCGTGCACAGTCTTGCCAGCGTCGACGCCGTGCCATGGTGCGCCTGTGTCCGGTCCCTCGCCGCGACGTTGAAAGCCACGCTCAAGGCACGACGCGACCGGGTCGGCGCGGCTGGTCTTGGCGGACATGCTCGCGCTGCCTCGCGTCATGGTGCGCGCCTCGCGGTCTGTCATCGAGCTGGGTCGCGCGCCGACGACGCGGTAGCCCTGCGCCCGCAGCCTCTTCTCGAGCGCGTGGAACTGCGCCAGCCCGCCGCTGCCGCCCTCGATCTCCAGGCCCACCGTGACGGCGTGCCCGTCCGCCTGCGCCGTCTGGACGATCAGGTCGTCACGCTTGCCAGGGGTTGCCCGGAATGCCCGGCAGTGCTCGATCGCGCGCACGCCGCGGCGGTGCCGCGCCATGAGCACGCCGGCGGTCTTGGCCGCGGTGCTCTTCTCGCTCGCGGCAAGATCCCACCAGCGGATGCGCTGGCAGTCCGAGCTCGGCCATCGGTCGGTCTCGGGGTCGAGGAGCGGGCCGAACCATTCCGCCCGGAAGTAGTCGCCGGGCTCACGAGCGGACCAGTCGCCTTCAAGGAGCTGCTGCCGGACGGTCGGGTGCAGGTGCTCGAGGCCAGCCACGTAGGCGTCGCGGTCGAGGTAGGGGTTATCCGCGATACGGGCGGGCACGTAGCGGTGCTGCGGCGGCGCGCGCTGCCCGGTGTCGGGGTCGATGCCGCCGATGAACTGCCGCGCGACCCAGTCGTGGCCGGGTCCGCCGGGGTTGCTGGCTGCGAGGGTCCGCAGCGGAATGCGGCTGTCGCTGCCGCGCCGCACGCGGCTGATGCCGACGTATTCGTATGGTGCCGCCGTAGGCCACTGCGTCAGCTCGTCCCATCCCGTAAACTGATACTCCGCGCCCTGGTAGCGCAGGTGATCGTTGGGCTTGAACAGGTAGGCGAACGCGACCTTGCCGCCGTTGGGGAACCGGAAGACCTTGTTCGTCCCGTCCCAGTGCGCGCCCTTGGGTATCCACCACTCCATCGCCCGGTCGAGCAGCGCGCCCGGCTGGGTCAGGTCGGTGAACGTGCGCCGGAACAGAATGCCGGCGAAGTCGGGCTCGTTCCACGCATACTGCGCCGCCGCCATGAGCAGCGCGTCGCTCTTTCCACCGCCTGCGCTGCCGCCGTAGAGAGCCTGGAAGACGCGATCGGTCGGCGAGCTCAGGTGCAGGCCAAGGAAGACCTGCTGCGCTGGCAGCGGCCAGTGCGGTATCCACGGGTTGCCGTAGACGCGCGGGCAGAGCTGCTCGAGAGCTGCCGCGCACTTCTCGCGGCCTTGCGCCTCACGTTCCGCCGGCTGGCTCATTCTCCACCGCTAGGACGCGCTGTGCGATCTGTGTGGCTTGGATGAGCTGCCGCGCGAACTCGGCGCTGTCGGGCACGGGCGGGCCGACCTGCGCGACGCCAGCCTGCGCGTGCGCTTCGTTGTGCACGACGACCTTGGGATCTTGCTTAGCGTAGCGTTGGGGGAAGCGTCGCTCGAGCATCCACGCAACCGCCGTCCAGTTGTCGTCCATCGCCCGGAGCATTCGGCTGTGGAAGCTGCTCTCCGCATGAGCCTCCGCTTTTTCTAGGGCTGTGACAAACTCGGGGTGACGCTCCTTGTGCTTGCGCATGGCTGCGGAGTCGATGCCTACAAGCTGCGCTGCACGGTCGGGCCAGATCCCCAGCTCCACATGCCGCAGAATCGCGTCGATCACCTCTTCAGTCATCACGCTGCGCGGCCTGCCGATGGGTTGCTTCTTCTTAGTCATGCGGCTGGATCTCCAGCGTGACCATAACGCGCCCGTGCGGCTTGTGTGGGTCCGCCATGACTGGACGCTCGAGCCGAAAGTTGTAGTCGTCGACGCCGATGGCATCTGCGATCCCGTCTAGGCTGGACTTCATGCGCGCGACGAGGTTGTCGATGTCGTAGCGGTAACGGGCGGGCGGCTCGAACGTCAGCCGGACGTTGATCTGGTCATCGGTCCCTGCCTGTTGAAAGGGTGCCCATGTCTCGCCGGGTTGCGTCATGCTGCCGCGCGCGAGCAGGTAGGCTTGACTGCGGGCGCGCTTGACTGCGGCGCTGCGCTGTGCCCAGTGCTGTCGTGCGTTAGGGCTCAGTTTCTTGTCAGGCCATGGCAGGCAGAGACCGACGCGGCTGCTAGGCATGGGTGTCGGCTTGGGCCTCGGCGTGCGCGACGGGGTTGTGCTGCATCAGGTAGGCGACGATCTCGTGGTAGAACTTCTGGAGAAGCGGATCGGTCGGCAGCTTGCTCTCGACGTCTTTGATGTAGTAGATGATCGTGGAATGGTCGCGCAGGCCGAGCCAAGTGCCGATGTCCTCGAAGCTCAGGGGAAGCATCTGACGGATCATGTAGCACGCGAGCTTGCGCGGCACGCTGACCTTTTGAGCTCGTGACCTGCCCTTCACGTCGTCGGGTGTGATGCTGAAGTAGTGGCAGGTGACTGCGAGGATGTCGTCTGGGCTCATGCGGCGGCAGTGTAGAGTCTGCGCATATATTTACGCAAGGGGAGAAAGGCCGGGCGACGAGACCTCGAGCAGCACGCTACAAATGACCGTTCGGTCAGGTTTTAGTTCTCGTCGCCCGGTTGCCTACCCAACGCAGGTAGGCGGGTATGTCCAAGTTACTTGTCCAGCCTCCACACCCACCGGATTTTTGGCCCTGGCGGGCGTGTCTCGTTGCCGAACAGATCGCGCTGGTATCGCAGGCGTTTCTTTCGATGCCATGATGCTGCCGGTGGCACGTCGGCATCCTTGACGAAGCCGGCAGCTCGTAAGCTCGCACCGCTCTCCTCGGCGAGCGTGTAGGTAAAGACGCGCCGGTAGCCTAACGCGCGGGCAGCTTTGCGCAGCGCGCCGTAAATCATGCTGCAAGCGTTGGCGTCGCCCAGCGTGCAGACGCGCGTGATCTCCAGCGTGGTGCCATTTTGCAGGTGGCGAGCTACCGGCCGACTGGCGATTCCGACGCCGACGATGTCGTCGCCGCGCGCCAACGCCACGGCGAACATGCCGCTCTGCGGCGGCTTGTTGTGTCGGTGGTGCTTGCCCACGAACGGCTTGGCGTCCTGCACGCTGATTGGCATGACGCGCAAAGGAAAATCCACCACACGACCGGCAGCAACCGTGAGGGCACCGTTCGCACTCGCTCTGCCCTGAACACGAACCGGTCGCGTGGTGGTCACCGGAACATCCGGCGAATGCTGTTGCGCCTCGAGGAACCGGGCGCGCTTGTTGTCGGCGCTGCGGGTCATCGCAGCCCGCCATGTTTGTGCATCTGCCAAGTGAGATCCCACTTGGCGTCCGCTGCAAGACTTGCCGTGTGCTCCATGTCCTGTCCCCACAACGGGCACAGATAGTATGACCAGAAACTTGTCGTGACTTGGAGTTCGTGTAGCCACTGCAAACTGATTGAGCCGTTGTCGATGACGACCATCTCTTGCCCAAATGTTTGCAGTGGGTTGTCAATTTTGGGGCTGATGGTCAACCAGTCCCACTGCACAGGAACGCGGCGCACGCCTGAGCTCTGCACATGCACATACATGCCGACCCGCCTCGCTTGCTTCACCAACTCTTGCAAGGCATCGGGCTGGTCTGTGGGCTCTCCCCCCGTCACATGTAGCCAGCCGCGCTCGCCAACAACTGCCACGGCCTGCTCGATGACATCGCCGGGACGCACTTGCTGTGCCTGCTTGCGCGTGAGCGACCGGGGCTCATCGCACTCGCCGCGAATGGGGCACGCCACAGAGCATCCCGCCATGCGGACGAAGAACTGTCGGGTGCCTGTAAGGTGCCCGGTGCCTTGAAAGCTAGCGAAGGTCTCAGAGATCCACATGGTCAGGCATAGGTTGTTTGCACGACAAGCACTGGCCGCATGGATGCGGCCCTGGGCCGTAGCACGACCACGTTCCTGGCACGATGTAGCTCGAGCGTTGCCTCTTGGGTGACTCGATGCAGACGCCGTAGGTTTGGGCTGCCGCATCCATCGCATGGATGAAGGCACGCGCGCAGTCTGGGAACCTGTCGACGTCTAGGTCTGTGCATCCGATCCAGACCGTGTTGCAGCTCTGCTCCAAAGCAACAGCGACCGCTGTGCTCAGCAGCAGCATGTTGCGAGCCATGTATTCCTCGCCGCACACCAAAAGGCTGGGCATCGTGCGTCGATGCAGGCGCACTTGGAACTGGTCCGCGACGGCTTGCGCGGCGCACAACTCGCGCGTGCTGGCCGGCTGCCCGTAGTCAACGAACAGCGTCTCTGTGGGAACTGATGCGGCGACACTGCTGCGAACAAGATTCGCGCTGTCATGGCCACCACTCAGCAAGATCAGTCGGCTGAGTTCCATAGCTTTGCACCTCGAGGGTCGCGCTGTCCTTCACGACTGCGGCGCAAGTAGGACAGCAAGCCCTCAAGCTGTCTCTGCCGACCGCGAAACCATCCCGTTCCGTCGCACGACTCGGCCCCGGCCTCGTGGCACTCCCACAGCCATCGCTCGGTGTTGACCCTGCCGACATGTACGCGACTAAAGGCTTCGCACCACATCGACATCGTGCGCCACTTCCAGTCCGTGCTGCCACCCACAAAGATGACATCGGCATCGCTCGGGACATCCTCTGGCTGCATCCCGTCCTGCACAGCCAGCGCCAAGGGCCAGCCAAATACGCTCAACCTGTCCGACCACTCCCCCCAGCTCCGCAAGGTCTGATCAGCATCGCCCACAACATCGGGCACCACCACCCAAAGGGGTGCGTTCCCCATGCCAACGACGCCATGCAAGTAGGCCATAAACTGGTCGCCGTCCCATCGCTGCCCGGAAGTCGAGGCTGCATATCTGCCGTTGTCGATAGCAAAAGGCAGCCACTCATGCGTACGGGTGAATCGCGTAGGGTTGAGCAAGTGACCAAGCTGGCCGGGATACATGCCAACCATGCGGCCCATCTCGATCCCGGTGTTGTTGCTAGGCATCACCAGCATGTGCCACCCCCAAGAAATCCCACGCGCTTGTTGTCGGCGCTGCGGGTCATCGTTGAAACGGCAGCAGGCCCTGCGGCGGCTCCAGCATGTTGCGGACGATCTCGTCCATGCGTTGCCACCATGCCTGCGGATAGTGGACGTGCCCCTGCGTGCCGCCGCCGTGCGTCTTGCATCGGCGAAACAGCTTGCCGCGTCGTCCCGTGTCTTGAAGGTGCGCGCGCTCTAGTGCGCTGCCGAGCTGCCACGCCGCGCGCTTGGCTTCTTGGCGATCGGCGGGAAGGTTTAGGCCCAGATGGATCATGCGGTCGCGCCAGCACGCCCATCCGGTCGG